TGGCTATGGGGCAGGTTGGTCAACATTTCAGCAACAAGGAACGGAAGAGTTCTGGTGCATGGATAGAAGACTCGTTGAATTGTATATAGATATTGTTAGCAAGAATGATGTGGAAAAATACATAAGAGAAGAATTAAAGTTAACTGATCCTTCATATTATATATACATGGGTGGCTGGGAAGACATCAGGATACAGTGGGTCGATGAAGGAACACGCTTTACAATTGAAGAACATGATGGATTTGAAAGTCTCCTGTTTATTAAAGATATTGAAATAATTGCTTAGAAATGACATACCCAAGAACGGATAAAAAATTTACTATGATATCAGTAATGAATGCAACACATGAGGTATATATATTATGTGAGATATGCAGAGGACATAGTAACATAGAACGTATGACAGGCACAAGCTTTGAAGGACTGTCTATATGTTATGAGTGCTATGGCAAGGGTCATAAGACTTATTATGAGGTTTATGATTCAGAAGAAGAGGCTCGTAAAGACTACCCCTTTGCATTTAAAATAGTCAGGCTGGAAGATAATAGCATGCCTGTCTGGGGTCAGTCAACTATATCTATGGAGTAATTTCAAATGAGATATCAATCATATCTAATAATTATGTTTCTAATATTAGTATGCTTAGTAATATTAATAACTCCTGCGTATGCTTCAGAAGAATTAAATGACAATGAGTATACAGAAAGAAAGTGTCTGGTAGAGGCTATCTATTTTGAAGGAAGATCAGAAGAACTAATAGCTCAGTTAGCAATAGCTAATGTAATACTAGAACGTGTAACATTACCTAACTATCCTGATACAGTATGTAAGGTAGTACGTCAAGGAAGATACTATAAGGGTAATCCTATACGAAATAAATGTGCCTTCTCTTACTGGTGTGATGGTAAGTCTGAAAGAATGTACAATCATCGAGCTAAAGAAACCGCAATTAAAGTAGCTGCAATGGCTATGAATGGTATCCTTGTTGAGATAACTCTTGAGGCTACTCACTATCATACCAGAGCAGTCAACCCCTATTGGGCAAGACATGAGAAGCTTATGTACCTTGGCTCTCTTGGTTCCCATCTATTCTATACTGAAAACTAGCTCGGCTCTACCCCCCTCTTTGAGGGGCGTCGCCTCTCTCTATCTTTTACTTTCATACAATCTCTTAATGGAGTTTAAAATGTTTATTAAAAATCTAGAAGATGGTTTAAAAGTAACGAGCCGTGTCTTTCATGTCACATGTGAAGATAGTTTATATTATGCCCTGAAAATTATTAATATAAATAGAGATATTAAACCTTCAAAAGTAAATAAGTTAATGAAATCTATTAATGCTAATAATGCTTTACATTTAAGACCTATCCTAGTTGATACAGATTATAATATAATTGATGGACAAACTCGATACAAAGCTGCCAAAGCATTAGGATTACCTATTGAAATACACTTGATTGATAAGAGTAATTGGAACTATAAAGATCTTATAACTATTAATACAACACAAGTAAACTGGAATCCTAAAGATTACTTAAAGCATTATATGAAACAGGGACTATTGAAATATGAAATCTTTAACAGTTTTCTTACTACAAATAAAGTGACAATACAAGTACTTGTAGCTATTTATCATGAGGTATATGCCAGAAATAATATACATATGAATAAGTTTAAAGCAGGTAAATTACCTGTAGGAGCCTTAAATAATGGACATGTTAGAGATACACTACATATGTTAAGTCGAGTTCAAAATACACCAGTCTTTCCCTTACTTACTGAGGCCACAAAGAAAAATCAAGAGTTTCAATTAGTATTAATGAAGAATTTTCAGACTAAGGGATTTAATTTAGAATCTTTCTTATCTAAATTAGAAACATATCCTCATAACTTTAATAGGATTAGAGGAAAACTATCCTTTGAAACTGAAGTAGAAAATATAATCTTTGATATATAGACATAGAAAGATAGATGAATGCTTAAGTTAAACAAGATACAGCAAAAAGTAATCTTTAATAAATGGGAAACAAATAATGTTAAAGAAAGTTATTTAAGTTATAGACGTAAAGCACGAGGTATGCTATGTATAGAAGGAGTTGCAGTTATATTTTGGTGTGGTATGTATTGTTGTATTGAAACTGATGGTCTCTCACACACATAGGAAATATCATGGCAGTAAAACATACTCAAGAATTTATAGCTCTACTCTTAAAACTTTGGTTAGAAGGAAAAAGTGCTAAAGAAATATCAAGACATCCCGATGTAATGAAACTTTATAAAGATAAGAATAAACCTCCAACAAAAAATATAATTATAGGAATACTTTATAGAAACAAGGGTGCCTTTAAGAAAGGAACAGGTACTTTTATTAATAATTCTTTTGATACTATTCCATATAATTATGAAAAGAAATCTTTTAATAAGTTAGAGAAAGACTTAAAAGAAAAAATATTAAAGGAGAAACTTGAACGTAATAAAAAGAAATATAGAGAGCGTAAATGTCTTAAATGTAACGAGAAAAGTATCATGGAAAAGAATATTTATATATGTGATAATTGTAAATCAAGCTATAGATACTATGGTGCTGTAGATAGTTATACTATACACTTATAATAAGGAAACATATCAATGACAGTCCCAGTATTTAGGAACAAGAGAGAGATTATTGACTATGCGTTTAATGGTAGTGATCCTTGGGTTTTAAGTTTAGTTAGACATAAGGTACAACAAAAAGATCTTACTGCAGAAGATGTTAATAAATATATTAGAGAAGAATTAAAATCTTTTCAGGACAACTATGATAATTGGGTGGATAAAGAACATGGCTAAAAGTAATCTTAAAATCTACAACCCTACTCTACACTCAATTAAAAAAAGAACCTCAATAGGAAATAGTGTTCGATCACATCCTAAAAATAAAAGTAAGAGGCGTTCATGGAAAAAGTATAGAGGTCAGGGTAATTGATCGAGTATTGTCCCCCTCTTCGAGGGACAATTCTCTCTCCTATAATTCTTAAAGGATAATCTAATGCAAATGTTTAATCATGATGAAATTGAATTTCAAGTAGATACGTTTCCTATTCCGGGCATACCTGAAAAATTTGGTAAGGTTCTTAAGCGTACTGATACAGATAAAGTTCTTTCAATAGTATCAAAAGACTACACTCCTGTTCAATATAAAGATATTGTTACAAGTATTGAAGAAGCTTTACTCCTTGCTTCACAAGATGAATCTATAAATCTTGATCTCTCTGAAACAAAATTTGATATTGAAGTTATTAATGGTGGGCAACAGTTAGAATTAAAGGCTAGATTTGAGGGACAAAAGACATATCTTGATGGTGGTGAAGGTTGGTTAGGTAAAGGACAGACCGAGTTAGTAGTACCTGAGTTTGTATTTCGTACCTCGCATAATAGAACATGGGCTAACAATGGAATGATGGGGGTATGGCGTAGTAAATGTTGGAATACTCTTGTTGCTGGTAACAAGCTTGCTTATATCTATGGCAGGCATTCAAAGAACTTTGATGTTCTTGGATTTGCAGGTAAGATTGGAACAGCTACTAAATATATTAGTGGTGATGGTATGGATCAGATAAAGAAATGGTATAACACTCCTATAAAACGTGATAGTGTTATTGAACTCTTTAAAGATACCTTAGCTAAAAAGATAGACAATGTTAAGAGAGAGAATGCAGGTAATAAACTTATGCTTTCTAATCTTATGAAAATCTTTGACCAAGAGAGCCAACATATTATGGGCAGAGGTGCTTACCAAAAGTATGGTACGAATACAGGAGGTACTTTATATAATGTTTACAACGCTGCTACTTATTGGTCTTCTCATCCTAGTCTTATGACAGGTAAGAACGGTGGTACTTTATATACGGGCGCAGAAACCAATGATGTTAAAGAAAACAAACCTAGCGTTAAGCTGCGTGAAGACAGGGTAGCAAAGATGCTCATCTCTCCAGCATGGAAGGAACTAGAAATGGCAGCGTAATTTTTTTGTTGACAGCTATATACGCTGTGTGCTAAAACTTATTAGTCATTAAATAGAAAGGAATACAATGACTCATATAACTGGACTAGCTTGGTGGGCTTCACTGAGTGCTCCTAATACCACCTTCGAGCCTTGTTGGACTATTGATGTAGCTCTTGATACTGAAAACCGTGCGAAGGTAGAGGCTGATGGACTAACAATCAAAAACAAAGGTGATGATCGTGGAGACTTCATTACCATTAAGCGTAAAGTTGAAGGTAAACATGGTGCTAACTTAGCACCTGACCTAGTTGATTCTAATCGTGAACCAATGTTTAATACTCTCATTGGTAATGAATCAAAAGTTAATGTTCTTTATCGTCCTTATGATTGGGAATATAAAGGTAAGGCAGGTCGAGGTGCCGATCTAACTAAAGTCCAAGTAGTAACATTAGTTCCATATGCTTCTGATAACTCAGAAGATTTTGAAGTAGTAGATTCTGGCTATACGTCAGATGACGACATTCCTTTTGCTTCTTAATATTATAAGGGGGAGGGCTACTAACTGTAGCTCTCCCAATTTTCTATGAAAAAAAATATTAAAACTTTAGTCGATGACATCTATAATTTATTTGGTGATGAGCCTGATATAGATAGAGAAGAATTAGATAAACATCTTGAAACTTTTTGCACAGAAGTTGGTAAGCAAATAGTAATAGCTCTCTTTGAAGATAGAAAAAGAGATAATAAACTTAGGTTATCTGCCATAGGAAAACCTAATAGACAGCTTTGGTATACTATTAATCAAAAGAATGAAGCTGCACCCCTACCTGCCTCCACAAGAATTAAATTCTTATATGGTCATATCCTTGAAGAACTCCTTCTTCTATTTACAAAAGTCTCAGGACATACTGTAGAAGATACCCAAAAAGAACTCTTGGTATCAGGTGTTAAAGGCCATCAAGACGCTATCATAGATGGTGTCTTAGTAGATTGTAAGAGTGCTTCTGGTAGAGGCTTTGAGAAATTTAAAAACAATCATGTCTATGATGATGATCCTTTTGGATATATCCCTCAGATCTCAGCGTATGCCCAAGCTAATGGCTTGGATGAAGCAGCTTTTCTTGCTATTGATAAATCAACAGGGGAGATATGTCTAACTCCCGTACATTCTTTGGAGATGATTAATGCTAAAGAAAGGGTTGACTACCTTAAAAAGATGGTTTCTAGTAACAACATACCTGATAAGTGCTATTCCGATTTACCTGATGGTAAGTCTGGCAACCGTAAGCTTGCTGTTGGTTGTGTTTATTGTGACTATAAACAATTATGTTGGAGTGACTGTAATGAGGGTAAGGGACTTCGGGTATTTAACTACGCACAAAATAAAAAATATCTTACTGAAGTAGCAAGAGAGCCAGATGTTTTAGAGATAAAAGAATCTTAATGCATTGGAGACATACTAAAAAAGTTATACCTGATCCTGATAGATACTTTGGATTTGTCTATAAGATAACAAATAAAAAAACAAACAAGGCTTACATAGGTTGTAAACAATATACAATGAAACGTAATGGTAAAAAAGTTACGTCTAATTGGAAAGAATATATGGGATCTTCTAAAGCTTTGTTAGAGGATATAGAAAAAATAGGGAAGAAGAATTTCTTATTTGAATTTATAGATCAATACGAAAACAAAAGAACAATGAAGTACTACGAGCTTCACTATCAAATAAAGTTAGGAGTTCTTACGAAAGTAGTTGACGGTACTGATTTGTTTGCCTATTATAATAATTATGTTGGCGGTCGATTTACCAGACCTATAAAAGGAGCAAGTGATATGGAGGAAATTGATAAAGAAAAACAGATACTTACTAAACAACTATCGAGTTTAAAACTACAGCTAAACAGATCACATAAAAGGATAGAGCTTTTGACAAAGGATTTAGAAAAAGCAGCGGGCATGTCTATAGATAAGTCTTGGGAATCTTTAACTAAAAATAACGTAGTAAATTTTGAAGAGTATAAACAAAAATTTAAAACAAACAGAGAAGACTACAACGCACTGCATGACTTTATGATTGAGTGTGGTTATAATCCAACAGATTCCAATGATGTTTCTCAGTTCTGGAATGACGTGGAAGAAGGCAGTACGGGGTATGAGCAATAAGAATTTTTGGCAAAAAGAAAGACGCCAGCTCTTTAAGGAACTAACTACGCAGTACCAACAAGAAGGCTATGATACTAAAACCGCCAAGGGTATTGCTAAAAAAGAAGTAGAAGATATAATGGCAGATCAACATGATTTTCTTACTAACATACAAAATGATATCGAAGATTATAATTAATGTTCGCAACCCCCCTCTTTTGAGGGGGTCGCTCACACATGTTTAATACTTGGAACTTAGTGGTAATTAATAAGAATAAAGAAAAGATTTTAGAATCTTTTTCTTCTTTAATAGAAGGTACTACTGCTCTTAAATATAGAAAGATACTCTGGCATCACCTTGGTTCTGATCCTAGATTTTCTTATGTGTTACAGAAAGTTATTTCAAAATGAATTCCTCTGAGAAAATAGTATCAGTCAAAAAAGAAAAGGATAGACAAGCTCTTATATTTATCTATGAAGAAAGCTTTAAAGATATGGAGAGAGTTACAAAAATTGAAACATTAGTATCTATAGAAAGGGAACTAGCGTCGTATAGAAAAACCATATGTGATGAAATGTTTAAACTCAGCAAAGGAAAATGGTAATGCCAGAAGGCTGGTTAACAAGGGGCTTATGCCCTGAATGCGGATCAACTAAAGGGAATGTTCAACATAAAGATGGACATTCCTTTTGCTTTAGTTGTGAAACTCGTTTTTCTAACAAGGAAGAAAAGAACTATATGAACCAAACAAATTATCACAACACACCCAAAACAACAGATACTAAACTTCTTAAAACTGCTGGGTATCTGGCTGCTATTCCAGATAGAAAGCTAACACTCGATACCGTAAAAAAATATAAAACATTTGTTAAGGATACAGGTACTGAAAAACAAAGCCAACATGTTTATCAATATGTTGATGATAAAGGTGAACATGTAGCTACTAAGATTAGAAAGGTAAAGAATAAAGATTTCTGGATAGAAGGAGATATAGGTAAAGCTCTTCTCTTTGGTCAGAATTTATTTCCTAAAGGTGGTAAGTATGTAACCCTATGTGAGGGTGAGATAGATGCCATGAGTGCTTACGAACTACTAGGCTCACGGTGGCCTGTTCTTTCTATTAAGAGTGGCTGTAAGTCAGCGGTTAATAATTGTAAACAAGCCTTTGATTATCTTAATAGCTTTGAAAATATTGTACTTTGTTTTGATAGTGACAGACAGGGTAAAGAGGCTGCTGAAGAAGTAGCTAAGATATTTGAGCCAAACAAATGCCGTATTGTTAATCTTGAACTTAAAGATCCTAATGAATACCTGATGTTGAATCAAAGGGAAAGGTATACTAAAACATGGTGGGCAGCAGAGCCTTATACTCCGGCTGGTATTATTAATCTCGATTCATTAGGAGACTCTTTATACGATGAGGATTTCTGTTACACATGTCCTTATCCTTGGGAAGGTTTGAATAAGAAAACATTTGGTATTCGTACTGGAGAGTTAGTTTGTTTCACGTCTGGTGCTGGCATGGGTAAGTCAAGTATCATGCGAGAACTTATGCATCATATTTTAAAGAACACTGAAGATAATATAGGTGTGCTTGCACTAGAAGAAAGTACCCGGAACACTGTCTTTAATATAATGTCTGTTGAAGCCAATGCTCGTCTGTATATCAAAGAAGTAAGAGATGAGTTTGATAAAGAACAGTTAAAAGAATGGCAGAAAAATACTATAGGTACTAAAAGATTTTATGCATTCGATCACTTCGGAAGTATAAGTAACGATGAGATATTAAATCGTATTCGTTTTATGGCAAAGGCGCTTGATACTAAATGGATCTTCTTAGATCACCTATCTATTCTAGTGTCTGGGCAAGAGGATAATGGTGATGAAAGAAAATCTATCGATATCTTAATGACCAAGCTACGTTCCCTTGTGGAGGAAACAGGGATAGCCTTGCTGCTTGTCAGTCACCTGAGACGCCCTATGGGTGACAATGGTCATGAGAATGGTAAAGAAGTTACACTCTCACACCTTCGTGGATCAGCCAGCATTGCACACCTTAGTGATAGTGTGATAGCCTTGGAAAGAAATCAACAGGCAGACAATGATTTTGAAGCTAATACCACAACGATCAGAGTCTTAAAGAATAGATACGTTGGTGACACAGGTGTTGCATGTCGCTTGCATTATGATACAACAACTGGTAGGATGTCAGAAGTAGACTCTCTCAACGAAGAGGATTTTAATGAATACGACCAAACGCTTTGATAAAGCATTATATAATGTAGCTGATACAACAGCTAAAGAGGCTATGATAAAATGGCTTCGGAAGAATGACTATATTAATATAGATGATAAAGAAACAATGTCTTTTGATATTGTATCTAATCGTCTTCAAGATACAGATGAAAATCTTATAAACTATTTCTTTGAAGTAGAAATAAAATACTCATGGAAAGGAGAGTGGTCTGAAAAATGGGAGGAAGTCCGTATTCCCTATAGAAAACATAAGCTAGTAGACAGGTGGTTGAATAAGTTTCCATCTGATTTATTAACCTTTGTAATTTTTAGAAATGATTGCCAGCAAGCATGGTTTATATCAGGAGATGTTGTGTCTAAAAGTGAAGTGAAAGAAGTCTCTAATCGAAACGTTAGTAAAGGAGAAAAGTTTTATCACATCAATACTAAAGATGCTAAGTTAGTAACTTTATAATGAGAGCTATTGTAGATATTGAAACAGATTCACTTGATGCAAAAAGAATTCATTGCATTGTTTCAAAAGATTATGATACAGGAGAAGTTAAAACATGGATACTAGAAGAGTGTAAGAAATTTGTAGAGTGGTCCAATAAAGTTGATCAATTTATAATGCATAACGGGGTGTCTTTTGATGCCCCGTTTCTTAACAAGCTATTAGGTTGTAATATTAAAGTAAGTCAAGTTAGAGATACCTTACTAGAGTCACAACTTTTTAATCCTATACGAGAAGGTGGGCATTCTCTTGAGTCATGGGGAAAACGTCTCGGCTTTGAGAAAGGAGATTTTAATGAGTTCAGTTCATACAGTAAAGAAATGTTGGAGTATTGTATCCGTGATGCGGAACTTACTTGGAAGGTTGCTCATCACTTAGAAAAAGAAGGTAAAAACTTTTCAAATAAATCGATAAGACTTGAGCATAGTATTAGAGCGATACTAGATCAACAACAGAAAAACGGTTTCGCTTTTAAAGTACGTGATGCAAGTATTTTATTAGCTAAACTTGAAGAAGAGGAAAGAGAACTAGAAGAAAGGACGCAAGAAATATTTCCTCCTATTGAACTTAAATTAAAAACAAAAACTAAATACATTCCTTTTAATATAGCAAGCCGTAAACAAATTGCAGAACGGCTTAAAGACAAGGGATGGGAACCTACATTACTTACA